CTATAACCGGTCCAGCATGGCTCGATGGCACTCCATCTGAACCCGAATACGTCCTTAATGCTCGTCAAACTCAAGCATTTCTCAAACTTGCTGATGTACTCCCATCCATTATATCTTCCGGCAATATGAATACATCTAACTCATTCGGTTCAACATATATTAATCTTACCATGAATGTAGATGAACTTGGAAGCGATTACGATGTCGATCGACTCGCATCTAAAGTTAAAGATATAATGTATAATTCTGCGTCTTATCGAAATGTCAATGTATTAAATTTCTCAAGATAACATATTAAAAGATTACTTATATAGAGAGGTATAATCTACCTCTCTATATTTATAAGGAGGTAAAAGGATGAGCGTTTATTCTGGAGATTTTTTAGGATTCCAACTTGGTGGTATACATTCATCATAGTTGAATATAACAAGAGTTAGTTCTAGTGATAGATATAGTGAAAATTTAACTCCTAATTTTACAGATACTACACTTCAAATTCCTGGAGGCGAAGGTACGTATTATTGGGATACTTATAATGTCCAAAAAACCTTTACTATAAATTTCGCTTTTGATGATATGAGAGATGAAGATTTATAGAGATTAAAATAGACATTGAGTTTTAAAGGAGTTTAGCAATTAATATTTGATGAAACTGCATATAAAAAATATATGGTGAAATGCGCGGCAGTGCCTACTATACAATATGTATGTTTTGATTATCAAGGAATACATCAATATAAAGGAGAAGGTATTATTAATTTAGTTGCATATTATCCTTATGGAATTAGTACAAATGAATATTAGATAAATAGCGGATATAGCTCTTTAATTGCAAATAATGGAGATTTTGAATATCCTATCAAGACTATTTATAATATTAATAATACCGCGATAAATAATAAAAAAGATATAAAATTATAGTTATCAAATGGCTTTTATTTATATTTGAAAGATTTATATAAGACTAGCACAGATTACTATATATGTATTGATACAAAAACAAATTTAATAGAAGGGTTAAATCAATCTATGCAAAAAACTGGAAATTTATATAATAAATTTATATATAGTGGAGATTTTTTTAAAGTTCCTATAGGAAACTATACAATTTCAAGTACTAACGGCGCAAGTACTCCATCAAATGTAAATTGGAATAAAATAATTTACAACTATATTTATTACTAATGGAGGAAGAAATGGAAGAATATAAAATTTCATTATGGGAAGATTATTCAACATTTTGTTATATACAAGACAATGAAGTAACTTCTTAGAATTTTAGTAATAAAGTTTATTATACAAAGAGTGGTAATACTTATACTCGCGCGCAGTCATATTAGAGTGGAGTTACATATTACTATAAAAAGCAATATTTTGATGAAAGAAAGATTTGTGATATAGGATCAAATGATAATCATTCATAGATTAGAGCTTTTGAACCGCAACTCACAGAAGATATAAATGGTACTCATTCATTTACTTTTAAATTATTTTATAATTATATTGACGAATTAACTGGAGAAAAGTTAAAAAATCCAATTATAAATTATCTTTCTAATGAAAGAAAAATTAAAGTTAAATGGAAAAATGAATGGTATGACTTTATAATAAAAAATTCAAATGAAGACTCTGGCGGGAAAAGTATTACATATACTTGTACTGATTTATTTATTAATGAATTAAGTAAAAATGGATATAATTTAGAATTTAATTCTGAGTTATAGAATAATACCGGAACTGTAAAAGAATTATCTGAAAAAATACTAGAAGGTACTGATTGGCAATATGATAATACTTCTGATACTATTATTTAGAAAAATGAAGAGCCGGTATATGAGGTTGGAAATGAAACAAGCCCTACTTATGTTGTACATGAATTTATTGCTACAAAGCATATAATTGGATAGGAAGACCAGGATGAATTAATCCCCAATGAAGCTTTTTTCTTAGTATTCTATTCACAAGTTTAGAATTTATATAAAAATAATGATACAACTACTATAACTAAGGAATCTATATAGTTTTTATACGATCAATATGGATATATGACAGAAGAAAACAGTATGTTAGTTACTAATGGAAACTATTATTCTGTTGAGTTATATTGGAAAAATTCTGTTGATGGATATTTAAATGCGTATAAAAATTATTCAAATGGACAAGTTAGTGGTTTTGTTTTTAGAATTAATTGTGCGAATGGAGTATCTGAGAATTATCGTGCAAAAAGATTAGTATAGACTTAGATAAGCGAATACGATGAATTGCTTGAAAGATATTGCTATCTTTATTTAGAAGGAAACGATCAAAATGCAAAATAGGTATATGGGATAGAGACTACTGAATATTCTGACTTTCTCGAAGTAAGTAACTATTTAACAAATAGCTCTTCATTCTCAAATACAAATGGATGGATTGGAGAGAGTATTGGTAAATGGATGATGTATCCTAAATTTACTAGTTCATCTAGTTTAGATACTTATGAAGCTAAAAGTTACTTATTAGTTAATAGTGGGAACATATATAATACTTGTTTTGAATCTAATACATCTAAATTTACACCAACTACTTCAGAAATAAAAGCTGGGAAAGTTGGTGGATTTCAAATTGGAGATCAATTTATATTTAGATATAAAGCAAAAACTAGTATAAAAGATGATCCTTCTGATGAAAATTCATATCCTGGGAACTATATTACTGAAGGTATTCTTCCCTTTATTTGTGTACATAGTAATCATTTAATTCCAAGCGGCGCGAATAATTATATTAGTTATTAGAAAAGAACAACTGCTAATAACTGGATTGAGTACTTATGTACTGTCAATACTGCTGTAACAGCAAACGAAATACAAACGCTTGGATTTTTTATTTAGCCAGATAATTCCTATTGGATTGAAGAAATACAGTTTTTTAAATATGCTACTGGAATAAGTATTGAACAAGGTAGTGAGGGTCAAACTAAAACGATATATCCTGGCGAGGCTTCTACTTTATCAGTTGCTAAAAAAATATATAGATATTTTTATAAAAATCATACTACAAATGGTAATCCGATAGATCCCATAACTAATCCTGCGGCAGAGGATGCAAAAGATTTAGTATATATTTATACAGGGACAGAAAAAGCCTCAATTTCATTATACACACCTGTATATAATAATTATGAGAAATATGGTACTATAGAAGAAAAAGAATCAAATAGATTTAATATCTTATAGTCTATTGCAGAAACATTTTAGTGCTGGATTAGATTTAGAATTGAGCATGAAAATGATGGGAAAATAAAAATTATTAATGGAATACCTCAAAAATTTATTAAATTCGTAGAAGAAGTTGGAGAGGATAATGGACTTTCTTTTGAGTATGGAATAGATTTAAAAAGCATTAGTCGAATCATAGCATCTGATTCTATAGCCACAAAAATAATAGTTTTACCAAATTAGAATGACTTTGCAATTAATGGATTCTGCACAATCGCGCGAAGTGATCAAAACTATTCAAAAGAGAATTTTATTCTGGACTTAGGATATTATACTTCTTAGGGATTAATAAATTAGGAAGAATTAAATAAAGATTTATATAGTACATAGGAAGAATATCTTGGATATTACTATTATTTACACAAATGGAATAGCGAATATGATACTATTGCTGAAAAACTTAATGAATTAAATTCAGAATTATTAAAATAGAAATCTGAATTTAAAGTTACTTCCTCTAAGTTAACTTCTATTAAAGAAGAAATTAGTGATACGAAATCTGATTTAATGAGATTAGCTAATGTAGATACATGGGAGAGTGTATAGACTTATGCACAATCACATAGCGATAATACTAAAGTTTAGTCATTAATGAATTCATTCGCGCAACTGTCTGTAAATGAAAAAGAATGTAAAGATAAAAAAGATAATCTTGAAGATGCAATAGATGCATTTGAATTATAGATTTAGGCTTATAATTTAACTCAATCATCTCTATTAAATAATATAAATAATTTACATGAATAGTTTAATAAAAAATACTCGCAATATTTACAGGAAGGAACTTGGCAAGATGAAAATTATATAGATGATAATTTATATTATTTAGATGGACTTAGCGTTGCATACACTTCATCACGCCCGCAAGTAAGTTATGATATTAATGTAATAAGAGTAAGTTCATTAGATGAATTCAAATCTAAAATATTTAGACTTGGAGATATATGCTATGTTCAAGATAGAGAATTTTTTGGATATGGCGCGGATGGAGTAACTCCATATAAAGAGAAAATACTTGTAAGTAAAATAGTATCTAATTTTGATAGTCCAGAAAAAGATACAATTACAGTATAGAATTATAAAACTCAATTTGACGATTTATTTTAGAGAATAACCGCAACGACTCAAAGTCTTCAATATGCAGAAGGATCATACAATAAAGCCGCTGGAATTATAAACCCTGATAAGACGCTGAGCTTTGCTGTATTATAGGATACTTTTGACTACAATAGTAATTTAGTATTAAATGCTTCTAACCAAAATGTAGTATGGGATAGTACTGGTATTACAGTTACTGATAACACAGATAGTGCAAAAAAAGCAAAATTAATGTCTGGCGGTTTATTTATTAGTAATGATGGCGGTGCAAATTGGAAAAATGCAGTTCGTGGCGATGGAATTAGCGCGGATGTACTTACATCTGGTAAAATAAATACTAGTGAGATTTATTTATATGATGGAAATTAGAGTACATTTAGATGGGATAGTTAGGGTATAACTTCTTATTATTTTAATAATAATACTTCAAGTTTTGATAAATATGTAAGATTTAATAAATTTGGAATTTATGGATATGCTGGAACGGAAGATTTTACTCCTAATCTAGAAGAAGAAATATGGGAAAATCAATATGCAAAATTTGGACTTACTTGGAAGGGATTTTTCTTAAAAGGCGGTAGTTCTGATAATTCAGAATTAACAATAAAAAGTTTTAATAATGGAAATAATGACTCAATAGTATTTTCTATAAAGAATTGGAGTAATACTAGTACTTTAGAATTAACCGCTGATGATGGATTAATATTAAAAAGAAAAGATTTAGATGCTTCTCAATATATACCAATGATTAATGTTGGTAGATTTGATGATAGATATGGTATTAGAGTTAGAAATTCAAAAGGACAAAATGTATTTACTATTGATAGTACCGGATAGTCTGACTCTATTGGAGGATGGAATTTAGATGAAAATTCATTCTCTAATACTAGCAGTAGCGGGACTATTGGATTTTATTCTAATGGAAAATCTGCGATTATTCAAGGGCATCAAGATAATTATGTAATATATGCGAATAGTAAGTTTGGTGTTACTGCTGCTGGCGGAGTATATGCGTCAGATGGGAAAATCGGCGGTTGGTCTATTGGAGAGAATCAATTATCTAGTGATAGTAATGGAACTGGAATAGTTCTTAGTTCAAATGGAAGTATATCTGCAACTGGTACTGATGGAACTACATCTGGAAGTTGGAATATTTCAAAAACTGGAAAAGCTACTTTTACTAATATACAAGCTGACGGAGGGACTATCGCTGGATGGACAATTACGAATAGTGGTCTTTCTGGGGCTGCAGGTATAATTTCTCCTAATGCAACTAATTATCATTTTAATACGAATAGTATTACTATTAATGGTGATTCTGGATTAAAAGTAGAGAGCGGTGGTGGAATAACTGCTGGTAATTTAAAAATTGAGTAGAATAAAATTTCTTTATCTGCAGATACGAATTCAACACTCACATTTGAAGATAGCTATATAAAATTGGGAACTAAAACTAGAATTAAAGGGTCATTATTATTATATAATTCTTCAAATGTATCTAGTATTTAGTTATATCCAGATAGCAAAACTATTAATGTTAGGAATATTGTATTAGATAATCCTAGTGAATCTTCTGCATATACAGATGTAACTTTAAATTTCGATGCACTTAATACTCTTCTAAATAGATCTTCTTCAGTATATAATAAATATTTAAAATGCGATACTACTGGAAAATTAACTTGGGCAGAAGGAGGAGGATCTGGAGAGACTGATCCAACTTTTAATACAGTTAAAATTACAGGTAGCGGTGTAGGAGTTTTAGATGTAACTGGTTCAATATTAGCCGGTTCTATTTAGACCACAGGGAGTTATGTATCAACTGAAGGAAATTTAATATTACAAAAAAATACTCAATAGTCAAATCCATATATATGTATTGGAAGCGTATTATAGGATTAGAATAAAATTTATTAGGCAGATATAAATAGATTGAAAGTTCTTGCAACAGGTACTACCAATTATTATTTAAAAAAGACCGATGAAGGAATTGAATGGGCAGCAGGTAGCGGAGGCGGAATATAGCCAGGCGATAATGCTCAATTAACGTCATTAAATATTAACAATGGTAAGATAATGCTTAATTCTACCGGAGTTATTACTACAAGTAATAATATAACATTAAGTAATGGAAATATAACATTAAGTAAGAATGATGCTAAAATTTCTATAGGGACTAATCCAGATACAATAACAATTGGACAAGGGGATCTTCTTAGACTTACTCAACTTGGTGGAAGTAGTTATGTTGGGAATTATTTAAGAAAGACAAATGGTGGTATAGAATGGGTTGAAATTCCAAGCGGAGGAGGAATATAGCCAGGTGATAGTACTTATTTAAGTCAGTTACAGATTAAGAGTGGAGGAACTTCATATATTACTTTAAGCTGTAGTGGAAGATATCCAGGTGTTGTTTCTGCTCATTATTTAAGTTTAGTAAATGGAGATTATGATAAGACAATAAATTATAGCGATTTAGTTAATATTATGAAAGTATCTGATGTATTGAATGGGAATGGCAATGTAAGTCAAGTACTAACTAAAACTTCAACTGGATATTCTTGGTAGGATGCTTAGGGAGGAGGAAGTAGTAATCCGACCTTTTCTACTATTACAGTTACTGGAGCAGCATATTTTTAGAATGGGATAAATATTGCAACTTCAACTGCTCCAACTACTTATTAGAGTATTACATATCAAAATGCACATGATTTAATATACGGAATAAATATTTTAAATACTATTAGAACTACTGGAAGTATAGATTAGTATTTAAAGAAAACTTCTAATGGAGTAGAATGGACTACAGTTCCAGGCGGTGGAACTGCAGTATTTGGATGAGGTGTAATATATGGCGACATTAACAGTATCTATGGGATCATCGTTAAGTGCTTTTACAATGACTAGTATTAGATATACTGGTACAGCTGAAGTCACTTTCGTAGCAAAGAGAACTATAAATGGTTATGAGCCAAAATCTGGCTATAGAGGATTATGGGCTATTGATTTAGATACAGGTAAATCTTGGACTATGTGGGACCAAGATGGAAATATTAAAGATAATGGAATTGATTATGGAGGTTCTAGTAGAAGAATTCGTTTATATAGTTAGCCATATACGCCTCCTACTCCTACTTATACTTGTTCTTTTTATCATTAGAATACTAGCACTAAAGCAGCTGAGCCAATATCTGTACAATCTGGAGGGAGTATAACCTTACCTTATCCCTATTCTCGAACTGGAATGAATTTTGTTGGCTGGAGTTGTCCAGATGAAAAGATTCATCAAGCCTAGACCTCCTATGGTCCAATTATTGCGAATGCGGTATTTTATGCAATATGGTAGACAGCAACATATACTCTATCTTTTAATACATAGGGAGGAACCGCAGTATAGCCATAGACATGTAATTATGGAGATACCGTTCATTTAGATAATTATAGTACTACTCGTACTAATTATACTTTTAGGTTCTGGGGAGGGACATCAACTTCTACTTCTGCAACAGAAGCAATTACTATAACTGGTAATACAACAGTATACGCAATTTGGAAAATTACTCTGACTTTTGACCATAATGATGGCAGTGGTTATTAGGATATTTGGAATGATTGTTATACTGGTCATACTTATAATGCTAGTTCTTTACCATCATTAACCAGAACGGGATATAATCACTTGGGATGGTCAACAAGTAAAACTGGATCTGTATTGGATTCATATAAAGTTACGAATTATCATGATAAATTATATGCAGTTTGGCAAAAAAAGACATACATTATATCATTATATAGAAATAATGGAAGTGGTACGTATAGAACTGAGCATAAAAGTCATGACGAAAGTTTTATTTTTCCAGACCCAATTAATGAATATTCATGGGATCCTCCTACGGGTTAGTCATTTAGAGGATGGTCGGCATCTAGTACTTCTACCGTTGGTGAGTATTAGGATGGACAACCATATTCTATTTCTAATGAAAATCATACTTATTACGCTATATGGGGATAGGAACTTTATAATATAATATATTAGTATAATAATGACACTGAGATGACTAGATTTCTTACCCATACCAAAGAGCAAAATATACCATATTATATAACATAGTCTCACCCAGATAAGATAGGACGTACTTTTTTATATTGGAATGGCAATAATGGATTAGTCTATTATGGCGGAGAAGAATATACAACTAATGCCAATTTAACATTAACAGGACAATTTAAAACTAATAGTTATACAGTAGATTATAATCTAGATGGTGCATAGTCTCCTTCTCGAATTCCATCTTAGACCGCTCCCTATCAAACTCAATTTTATTTAAGTAGTACTATTCCATCAAAAATTGGATATTCATTTGATCATTGGTAGGAGATTGCGGGATCTGTCCCAACTGGTAAATCTTATAATCCTGGAGCATTATATACAGTAACTAAAGATGTGGTTATGAAAGCTATTTATAATAGGACTTCTATAGATTATTTTTCATGGCACGGCGGCACATAGCAAGATAATATGTATTTCAAAACTGGTAAATCTTTTAAAGAAGCCGTAAGTGCTAATTCTTGGAATCAGTTATAGCAAATTATAAAAACTCTATATCCAATTATTAAATTAGAATCCATTAATGATTTGCCAGATGTTGTTCAAAATGAGACTCAATTAACTGCTGAACTCTTTAATAAGGTGCGAAATTATATCCATAATATGAATATCTCTGGTACAATAATAAATGAAGTTAATCAAGGATAGATAATAACTCCATTTATGTTTATAAATGATCCAAATGATCGATCTGGTAATAATCCAAATTCATTAAAAGCAGCAATAAATGTAATAATTCAAAAATGGAATAATGGAGAATATGATTAAAATAAAAAGACGTAAGTAAATTTTACTTACGTCTTTTCTTTAATTATCTAATATTTCATATAATCCATCAATATATTCCATTGGAATATTGTATGATTCTAATCCATTAATACTTATATGGAATAACTTAATTTCATTTTCTATATTATTTAATTCATTTAATTTACTATTTAATTCTTCCATTCTTTCTTTTGGAATTTTCACTTCGCCGTCGTCTTCTTCTCCATACTCTAATATAATATTTTTCCTCATTTCAATTATACTATTATATGAATTTTCAATTTCATGTTTATTCTTTATTAGTGTATAGCTATCTTTAACTCCAATTTTAATTTCTTTGTCATCTATTATCTTACAAATAGTTTCATATAATTTTACAATATCCTTATTCTTCATCGTCCCAATCTATTACCTCCATTTTCTTCATTTGATTATCACAGAGATATTTTCCAATTCCTATTGCGTCACATTCATCTTCTGTTGGTTTAATACCAAACCATTCCTCAACTAATAACTTCATACTCCGTTTTTTATCTGCTCTTGATTTTCCTTTTACTCCGCAGTGATTTCTCCAAGTATTAGTTGGTATAACTTCATATGGAATTTTTTCTTCATAGCATGTCTCCATTAAAATTCCTTGAAGTCGCGCAAGAGTCTCAAAAGTGGTAACTCCTGCCGCTTGTTGATATTGAATACCTTCTATTCCTATGAAATCTATTTCATAACAATCTATCAAAGAAGTCATCCATTGTTTTACTTTCGCGCATCTTTCTATTTCATTTTCATCGTTTACAGAAAATGAGCCATGACGTATTAATTCTTTATTACTAAATACAGCATAACCACTAGTATGAGTTGCTTGGTCTAAAGCAAGTATTCTATATTCGTCTTTTTTCTTTTTTGTATTTTTAAACTGTTTTGTTTTTAATTGCTCTCTCATGCAAGTAGGACATATGCGATTGTCCCGATATTTTTTCCACGGTCCAGTCACAGTATGTCCATTATTGCATTCATATTCAAGATTAGAGTCGAGATTTTTATAAGTATTACTTATTAATTTCCATCCATCTATTTTGAGAGATTCTTCTATCTAATCAAGATTTATTTTTGCCATTACATTTTACCAGTTGATCCAAAGCCTGCGCCATGATCTTCATTAAATTCTCCAAGAGATTCTACTTGCATCCAACTAATCATAGGAACTTCAACAAGTCGCATTTGAGCAATTCTTTCACCTTTTGCAATAGAATAAGAAGAACCAAAAAGAGGGTTAATACAGTAACCTTCTTCATTTATATTTGCGTCAGTCACTGCGGCAGAGTTATTCTCAAGAATAACACCTATTTCTGAATGGTAATCCAATTATGTTATCTATTAATCATTTAAATTAATATTCTAATACTTGATTTCGTATTAGTTCAGACTATATCTTCGTTTTTCAACGTGGGATACTCGTGTTCAGATTATTGAATGTCATTTCTCACTGATTAGTCGTTGAACCTTCCGTATACTTTTACTGACTTTCTACGGCTCGGCTGCTGATTACCGTCTCAGGCTTTCCAGCATTTCTTCCCATTTAATGACAGCAATTTTATTTTCCGCGCGATTTGTAATATTATATTGAATTTGTTGGCATAATAAATTACTTAATTCTGTTTTTCTTTGCAGAGAAATTGTATTTTCTAAATTAAAAAGTTTTAATAAACAGTATTTATTTTTGGAGTCTAAAATTGAAATTGAGCCAAAAGGAATAGTATATTTATGTCTATTATCTTTTATCCAATGAGCTTCAATATTCATTAATTGTAATTTTTCTATTAATGAATCCTTACTTCTTTCTGGTATAGCAAATTGGACTTGGGAATCACTGGGCTTTTTTCTAACAGTTATACTCCCATCTCCGTCAAAAAAACCATGAATAAAATCTTTCCAATAATTTTTAGGAATATTATTAAAAATAATATTTAAATCTGAGTTATACGTTTTATTTTCTATAATTCCTATTTTAATTAAATCTTCATACATTTCATCACTAACTATTGATAAAGTAGCAGTTTTTTCTTTAATATGTATTGGATTTTCAGATTCTATTTCATTTTTTATTTTTTCTAAGATATCTATGTCTTTTTTATGAACAGTTATTTGCCATAGTCCTTCATGATTCTTTCTTTTATATACACATCCATCACTATATAAAAATCCAAGAATATAAGCTTTATTAGGATTATCGATACTTTTAAAATAAGAAAAATTACTATAATAACGACGTGTTATTTTATCTTTATTACAATATTTGTTCCAAATACTAATTACATAACTTTTAGAGCATCCTATTTCTTCTGCTAATTTTTTACTAGTTTTTAAATAATAATTATCAATAATATATTGATTATATTTCGAAAAATCATGTAATTTATCAAAATTTAAACCTAATTTATTTCTCCAATTTGTAATTGTGGAGTCATGGCAATTTAATATTTTTGCCATTTCCTTATTAGTTAAAATGCCAACATTATTTTTTATAAATTCAATATCTTCTTTTTTTAGGCGGCCCATTGGGAGGCTCCTATTCTACTGTCAATAAGCCCTGGTGCATTGGCAACTCTAAGATGAGTCTTCGCGCTAAGTCCAGATCTAGGTTGGATAAGTATCGCGTACCCTCTCGGAATATTAACTTTAATTCCAGTTTTTACTATAATTGTTTCTCCTGGCTTAATCGTATAATCATCTGGAGAATAAATATCCATCGCGCCAGATCCATTAGTTGCATAAGTAGGAAGTTTTGCGTTTTCATTACAAAGTTCAATAGGGATTTGAATTACGCGTTTAGCTACTCCTTCTGATGCAACAAGGGAGTTACTAAAAATAGCAAATATTGATTTAATAAAATCTTTCTTTGACTCAGTGAGCGATTCTTCTTGAGATTCATTAATTGTATTAATAATCTCTTCAAAACTGTTGGCAATATCCTCTGCTTTAAGTCCATTTACATTCATCATTTGAGAGAATGAAATTTGTGCCTCTGGTGTATTAAATGTTTTTTCAAAACTATCAAGAAGAATATTCTTTACTGTTTCAAATTGATCATCTGGGAGCGCGAGTATTGCAGAGAATAATTCAATTCCCTTTTTTGCGTCGTCTCCTTCTGAACCTTGAATCGCGTCAAGAGAAGAAAATATTTCTTCAAGTAAATTTATATTTTTTGTTTCTTCCATTATTCCTCCCAAAGGCTATTAAATACTTTAGTAATACTAATAATAAAAGCTTCGTCTACTACTTCTCCTTTTGCTTTCTTTACTTTGTATTCATAGCCTGCTTTTTTAATTGTATACCCATTAGAAGATGCCGCGGTTCGTTGAGATTCAATAAAATCTTTAGCCTCTTCTTCTGTATATGCCTTAGTTTTTTCAGTTACTTCGAGTTTTTTCATTTATTTTCTCCTATAATTATATCTCTTATATTTTCTTCTATCATAGAAAGAAATTCATTTTTTTCTTTAACTCTTTTATAATTCCAAGAGTATACTCTTATTTTTTCATAAAATAATTCATTAGATAATTCATTTATTTCATTCTTTTTTAAAAAATTTTCTAAATCATTAAAACAATTTATTACCTCAAACGGCATAAATGAATTATGAGATAATGACCTATGTACATTCCATATATAAACGAACTTTGGAATTACTTTATATTTAGTAGATTTAGCCTTAACTTTAAATATAAAATCAGTATCATAAAAATAATGATTAGATGGATAAATATTATTTTCATTTAACCAATCCAATTTATATAAATGGCTCCATGATTCTGGCATAGCATTAAAAAATAAAAGTCTATCTTCCTCGCTTAATAATCTCCAATTTATTTCTTTCGACTCATACCAATTATTATATAAATTTGGACTCATAGTATTATCTTTTTTAGTAATAGATAATCCTTTTACTACTTCATAATTTCCATTAATACCTTCATTATACAAAGTTTCTAATGCATCTGATATTAATACATCATCATCATCCATTAAATAAAGGTATTCGCCAGTACATTTCTCACGGGCTAAATTAAAAGCAATATTTCCGCCTTGATTTTCTATATGAATTACAGTAATTCTAGAATCTTTTCGTTCAAATTCTTTACAAATTGAAAGTGAATAATCAGTTGATCCATCATCTACTAAAAAAATTTCTATTTCTTTTAATGTTTGATTTATTATACTTTCAATACATGGGCGAAGATATTTTCCGCCATTATAAATTGGAACTACTATTGATACTTTCGGTTTCATTACTCTTCTCCTTAAGTATAAGATTAAGAATAACTCCGACTATTAATGCAAGTGCCGTTCCGCTTAAACTAAATGTAGAATTCCCAATTGTAATACCGCTAATTCCTATTGACATAACTACAGAACAAATAATTAAATTCTTTTGGTTATTAAGATCAACGTTCTTAAGCATTTTAATACCACTTGAACTAATAAATCCATAAAGCACACAAGCAGTGCCACCGCCAATTACACAACTTGGAATACTTGCAATAAATGCTTGTACAGGTTCAAAAAAACCAAGAATAATCATCATAATCGCGGCTCCGCAAGTAACAAATACAGATGAACATTTACTAAAACCAACTGTTGCGACTCCTTCTCCATAACTACACGCGCCGAGCCCTCCAATGGAACTAGAAGCAAGATTCGCTAACCCTTCACCAATAAATATTCTGTTAATTCCTGGATTTTTATAAAGATCAATTCCTATAATTCCACTAAGTGCCGCATGGTCGCTTAAACATTCACAAATCGCGCTAATTGTAAAGGCAATGAATATAATAGTTATAGTAGCTACTTGATTAAATGTTAAACTACTCCAAGACATAAATCCAAGTTGCGGCATCTTAAATAATGAAATATTTTTAAATACTTCAAAATTTACAAGTCCAAAAGGAATTGAAATTATATATCCAACCAATGTCCCAATCAGAAATGGGAAAAGGCTTAAAGTCCCTTTAAGATAATGAGATGAAATTGCTATCGCAAGAACAGTAATCATAGCAATAATTACTCCAATATTACCAGTATTTCCTATATATCCAGTAATAAATCCCATTAAATTAATTCCAATTATTACGGTAATTGAACCAATAAGTACTTTTGGCATAAACTTATAAAGCTTATCTACATCTACAAAAGTAAAAATAATTCCAAAAAGACAATATACGGCAGCAGAAATAAGCCCTCCAAATGCTACTGCGCTCATACCGCCATTTGCAATTGCAATAAGAATCGGCGCGACAAATGCTCCTGAATTCGATATGTACATTGGAGATTTAAATCCTGTACATATAAGATAAACTATAGTAGAAATTCCTGCTCCAATAAGTGCTCCAGAAGTAGGAACTCCACATACATTAGCAATAAGTACTGTTGCGGTAAAAACGCTAAGCAAAAGCTGTAATGAAAAAAGAATTAATTTCCCAAAAGGAGGCCTATCTTTAATATTATATATCATTCAAATTCTCCTTCAACTGTTTTAATATAACTTATTGCATCTTCAATATTAGATACAAGAATACCAGATTGTTTAATAATACCTGTAACATAAAGATTAGCATATGAATATTGCTGTTCTCCAAGACTCATGCGTCCGCCTCGATCTTTTTCGTCGCTATGTGTAAGATAGCATTGACGATTGTCAGTGCAAATACCGATTATATATTTATGATCTCCTCGAGCAATTTTTTCACTCATACGGCCAATCTCACAAGAAGTTCCAGCAGGTAATACATCTCCATCTATACATGCAATTAAAATATCTGTATTATCAAGTCTTGCATTATCTGCATTTGCAATTTCTTGAGAGCCAGCAAATTTTTTCTTACCTTCTACACCATTTATATCAGTATTTTCAATAGGAGAATATAAGTCGATTCCAGGAAATGCGTCTCTAATTTTTGCTGCCCATTCTGTATTTCTCAGATAATCTCCATAACAGAAAATTCCACCTGCAAGATAAGCTTTCATTCTATGCTCTCCTTCTTATCATATTCTTTCGCCATTTTTTCAGCTCGATCAAAAGCATAAAACATCCAACCTCTAAATGACTGATAAAGAGTAAACATAAGATTATTTACATGCTTAGTTAACGACGTAGTGTATTTATCACAAAGTTTATTAAATGCTATTTTTTTACCAGTTTCCCAATTAAATTTATCTTCGTCGCTACAATATGCTGTTGCTTCAAAATAATTTGGCATAGTATATCTTTCATCCGTTTTAGTACACCATATCTCATAAGCAGAACTAGTGGGCTTAAAAAAATGCTTATCACAATAATCAAATGCATCAAATTTACATCCAGAAATTTCTGCAACAACTTTATTGGGCGCTTCAAAATGATACCGTACTTTAGATCTATCCATAATTTTACTCCTTATATAATAAAATCTCTTTCATTTTACATATATATTATATCATAAAATGAAAGAGAAATCAAATTTTAAAAAATTTTTTTAATTTTCTAAATATACTATTTCTTTGCCAATACTTTTTGCCCAATCTATCTCACTTTTTGTAGATTGACCAATATATCCATCCTTATTAATTATAAATATTAGATCACAATCTGCAATTTTAGATTTATGTAATTCATCTAATTCTATTTTTTCTTCATCAGAGATATTATCTCCTTGATGCATAAAAACTCCAGGCATTTCTACAATATATCCTTTTAGCGTAAGAATTTTATTTAATTCATTAAATTCTTCTTTAAATTTAGTACTGCCGCAAAGACATATTTTTTTACATTTTTTAATTTTATAATATCTTTCGCAATGACAAAAACCTGAAGCCTGTTTATCTCTAAATTCTTTACAAATACACATAGTTTCTGGAGTTTTTTCAATAGAACAACAGCAATAACCTTCATTATTCTTTATTGACTCTTCAACTTCTTTTCTATGTATAAAGTTTGGACTTGGAATTATTATATATTCATTATTATTTTCTCGAATTTTTTCAAAAATTTTTTCTTGAATATTCATAATACCTCCTTAACTTATTTTTTTTGAATATTGGTTATTCGATGCTAATTCTATTCCTAATAACTCATCATAAAGATGTTTTGAATTAGGAACGTATCTTCCAAATTTAATAATAATATTTTCATATTTTTTTAAATAATTAATTTTATCATTAATTTCATTTTCATAATAACCAGTATATATTATAATTATATCATTCGTTTTTTCTCTAAATTGATATATTAATTCTTTTAAATCTTCATAAGAATCAAAAGGTTCTAATCCACCTAAAACTAAAGCATTTGTTAACGGATTTAAAATGTACCTATTAACTATACTTTCAATAGAATATTCGATATCATTTTCTTTAATTAAGGAAGAGTTTTGACAGATTTTATTCCCATTTTCTTTATCACATTTAAAGCTACAACTAGGGAAAATTATAAACATTGAAGGTTCTTTATAATTACATATGTCATAATCATTAAGACCTTTTAATATCATTATGCCATATCTCCTTTTTCATCAAGTGGCATCCATTCTCTTAATTTACCTTCAGCTTGGCGTTCTTTTGACCAAGACTTCATTGGAGTATAGAATCCAGCTACTCGAGTATATTCTAATTCAGTTGGCTCATTGCATATAGGACAAATCTTTCCATAATAACTATGATGATTTTTACAAGTAGATACTTTTCCATTAAAAGCAAAATAAGTGACACCCTGCTGAGCGACCCAATTTAACATTTTCCAAGATTGATTAAATGTTGAGAAAGGCTTATCGACATTAATATGTTCAATTGAACCTCCACTGCAATATGAATCAAATGCCGCGCAAATTTTTGTTCTTTCCATTATAGTTGCTTTGATTCCAAGAGGAATCCACTGATTCCCATAAAGAGGTAAATCTTCAACAACTAAATCTGGATAAAGATATTTATCAGCAGCTTGCATTTTTACTGCGGCTTGCTCTGCTGGAACTTGTTCAATATTAAATTTATAATCTTTATCAAGAGAGAAATTATCAATTACATTTTTAATTACTTTGAATATTTTTTTGCCTAAAGCATAAGCTTCATCTTTGTAATAAACATTATCAAATTCATCTTTATAAATATAACCAAATGTCTTCATAGTCTCATAAATTCCATTTATTCCAACTGTAGAATATAAATGTTCGAAATCTACAAGTCCAGAAGAGAAACTAGGCAAAAGTCCTTTATCAACATTTCTTTTAATTATACTTCTTTGAGAGTCAAGAATTTTTAAATTTAATTCAGTTAAATTTTTAAGTGCAATAAGAAAATCATGTTCATTATTATATTCATATGATAATCTTGCGATATTAAGAGTAGATACTTTAACTGAACCCACTTTAAGGGCAGAACCGCCGATACTATTAAAATATAGATCGGTAACATCAGATTTTAAACGGCAACAATTACTTAAACTATTAACAGTACTATCGGTAAAGAAATTAAATAAGTTCCATTTTCTTGAAGCTTCACAAGCCCATTTTGCAAACTCTTCATCAACAAATTTATTATCTTGATACAATAATGATGCTGTTAATACCGGGAAAGTAAAAATATTATCTTCTCTAATTTCATTTATAACATCAATAAAGTCTTTTTGGAATTGAATAATTTCCTCTTCTTCATCTATCATTAAGCTACCGTCAGGGAAAGAAGACCCACCAAATATAGCTTCAAAATAAGGATGATCGAATACACTAACATTTGTAAAAGCTGCTTGGTCTGTTCTTACCCACGGTTGATTTAAACGATAAATGAGTGCTTGTATTTGTTGTTTTTTATAAACTTCTGGATTTTGAGCATAATATCCATTAGATATATCTCTACTCCAAAAATAATATAAATATGGAATGAGATTTGGAAGTCCAACTGCGCCAGACTGTCTTCTGCTACACCAAGCAACAGCTTCCATCAATATTTGAATAAAACTGTCTAGATGTTTAGCTGGTTTAGCATTATAATTCTCTATAAAGAATAAACCTTTCTCAACGATATCTTTTATATCGTATGCAAAACAATAATGATAAAATGATGCAGAATTAAAATCATGCATGTAAATTCCATAATTCCACATTGCTTCCATTGCTTCATTAGCAGTTTTAAAACCATATTGTTTATTTAATTCATAATATAGTTTATTAAACGCTAAAAGTTTTTGGTGCGGTTTAGACATTTCACTCATAAGTGTAACAATGTCTTTTTGGGCAATATTTGCGTTAGAATCTACAGAAGCATTTGCTACATTATCGCTATCGATAAAACTATCTATAAAGTCTGTTAAACTTAATTTTTCATCATTAAATCCTTGTAATTTTAAAAATTCTTCTCCATAACTTTCAGCCATCTTATTAAATTGAGTCTGAAAATTCTTTTTTGTTCTTATATTAATTTGCATAATTTTTTATCCATTTTACCGCATCAGCGAACCCTAATATTTTTTCGTCGATTTTGAGAGCCGGCGCACTCTTTAACCCTATTGCTATCATTTCATCAACATTATCACACTCATTATATTCAATATTCTTATCTTTTAATTTTTTTTCTAGTACTTTACACTGTGGGCAATGAGTAGAATAAAAAGTAATCATTAACTCTCCTCCTCATCGCACCATTTACAAATTCCATTTATAAATTCATGTTTGCACTGACTTCTTATAAATTCATTTTCTTCTAGTACTTTATTCAATCTATTATCAAGAGTAAAATTAAAATCACCCATGATATCTTGAATTAATATTTTATTTTTATTAATTTTATCTCTTATTTCTTCACAAGTGTAATTCATTTACTAATTTTCCTCCAATATCACACACTGCTGGGACTTCATAAAATAGTTTAAAAAGCTCATAATTTCTTTCACGCGTATATTGAAAACTATTTATTACATCCTCTTTAGTTACTATGATACGTTTTCTTTTAAAACAATACTCTTCTGATGTACGATTATGACAATAACCAAATAGAGTTCCCTCATTAAATCTATTATAATTTGTTAATTTATTATTTAAAAAAGCATTAAATAAATATAATAAATTTAATAAATTAGTATCTTTAAAAAAATCTGTATCTATATTAAGTAGCATTTTTCTTTTATTTCTTCGCAAAAATAATATATGACGGAATACTTCAATAATTCCATCACTTAAAAAATCATATTGGGAATTATAATTATATGAAAAATTATAAATAATTTGTTTTAAATGATAAGCATAATTATGAACTAAATCTATTATTTCTTCATCTGAAAAAATACCGTTATACTGTATAAAGAAAAAATTATCTATAGCAGGCATAGAAAGCCATTTTTTTAAATCTGAATAATTATATACATTTATTGGAAATTTATTACCAAAACGATATGTTTTCATGCCAAGTTCATAATTACATATATCTTTTAATATATCCGCGATTTCCGGATAACATTCTAAATTATAATCATGGAAAAATATACTTTTATGACGCTTATCTAATCTTTCAAAAGGAAAGGGTTCAATCTTTTTATCATCAAGAGTAAGCCGCAGATGAGTTGCATTTAAGCAGGTTTTAAAAGAATCAATATCATCTTTCTTATTTGAAAAATAATTCATATATTTTTCATATATAGTAAAATCTGGCTTTATATGTTCTATTTCTTTGGAAAATTGGATATATTTATCAGAAAATGCTCTTCCACCATAGAATACATTATCCTTTAATATTTTTTTATCATATATACCATCTTCATAATCTTTTCTAAAATAAGATTGAGTATAATGTTCAGGTTCAAATTTATCTTTAAAAACTGTTATATGCTTCTTTTCTTTAAAATACGCCGCTAGTTTTGCGCATTCTAGGTTAGGAGGGACGTGCTGATAATGACAAAAGTCCCAATCATATATTAAAATTGTCATTATCCTGCACGCTCCGATTTTATTATTAAATGATTATCTATTATATCAGTGATTTGCTCAATTCTATGCCACGGAGTTTTACTATAAGTTTTAGCTATAAAATCTCCATCTTGCCGTATACCAGTGACTATAATTTTATTTCCACGACAGAACATAGATTTTTCAATTACATGCTTTTTTCCATCTTCACCTTTTATAGATATTTGTTTATCATATTCTTGGAATACGCCGCCGTATATTTTAACAGAAACGACTCCATCTTTTGTTAAGAGGCTTACAGTTTTTTTATTTTTATCTCTATCAAGAACTGTACCAGCAATTCTATAAAGTTTAAATATAGGTACATTTTTACCTTTCATAGGAATAACTTTTTCTATTACTGGCTCTTCATCTAAATCAAAAAAGTTCGATAAATTATATAAATTATTATTAATTCTTTCAAGTTCATGCTCATGGGAATAAAAATTTACACTATCCATTTCCCATTTAGAAATATTACCAATACAATATTTATTCCATTGTTCTCTAAATAACATTTCATTCAACTTATCAAGAAGTTCTTTTTGATTTTTTTGAATATAAAGTTTAATTATATTCATTTGTTTTTTATATATATTATCCCACTCAATTTGATTTATTTTAAAACCGCTCTCTGTTTCATTGTCTGGAATTAAGTTATTTAAACTAAAGTTATTATCTAAGAAATTAAAAGCTATATTATCAATCCCATAATAAATATCATTCATTTTAAATTTTTTCAAATACTTATTAAAATTGAATACTCTTCTCTGCAAATCATATTCATTTGGGATAAGACCAAAATCAATTAACATTTTCATATTTTGAAGTGTAAGCCTTTTCTTTTGATCACTTATACTTATAATATAATCTGTCATTATATCGAATCTATCTCCAAAAGAATCAAAAACTCCAGATTTAATTAAATTAATTGCTTGAAGTTTATTAACCTTTACTTTAGAGATAAAATCTTGAAATGAAGAATATGGACGATTAGCTATTATAGTTTTTACTAAGTCTTCTCCTACTCGAGTTATACCACTAATTCCATAACGGATAATATTTTCTTCAGCATCTGGAGAGAATGTATATAAAGACTTATTAATATCTGGCGGCTCTACATTAATTCCCGCCATTTTCATTTTTCCAATAGCAGTTGCTATTTTGCCATAATTAACAACAGCACTTTTCTTTTTCTTTTTATCTTTAATTATTTCTTCATCTTCATCTTCATTATTATCTTCATCTTCTTCGTTAAAATCAATTATATCATAATTATAGATTTCTTCAATTATTTCTCTTTCTTCTTCTTCATTATCTTTTTCATCTCCACCACAATCACTAATAAGACAGGCACAATTCCAAAATATAATTGGATATTTATATGCTAAATTCATTTCTTGAAGAGCAATAAGACTATACGCAAGAGTATGAGATTGATTAAATCCATATCCCTTACTCATCGCAATAAGTACATCCCATATATAATGAGCGAAGATTTGATCTATTCCTTTTTCTTCTGTTATTTTATAAAACTCTTCTGTAAGTTTATTATATTCTTTTGGATTCTTTTTTGCAATACTTTTACGAAGTTTATCAGCCCAAGTAAGATTAAAACCACCAAGTTCTGGAAGTTGGACAAGTTCCATAAATTGCTCTTGTGCAATACAAAGGCCATAGCTGATTCCAAGAACTGGCTCTAATATCTCTTTTTCTTTTTCAGAAAGTCCATAATCTTCCATTTCTTTAAGCCAATAATTTGGATTATTTTTAAAACGCGCGAGTTTATCAGTTGGCATTTCTCCGCCTTTTTCTTGTGCCATAAGTCTAATTGTACTATTAAGAATTGCTAAATCATCAACTGAAGTAGGTTTTAATGTTGCAATTCCATTAATTCCACTTTGTTTTTCCATCTGAAAAAGAGACTGTATTTTATGGTCCCATACCATCTTCCACATATTTATATCATTTCGTTCAATATTATAAATTCCAATAGTATTTTCATATGTTTCTTTTAATGTCTTTTCTCTTTCTATTAATCCAGCGTCACATAATAAATCAAGACAATTATGAATTTTATCCATTGCTTCAACTGAAAGCGCGTCATATTTAATTAGCAGTATACCATATGTTTCCATATGACCTGACTATCTCTTACCTTAATTATTAAGGAATTCCATTTCGAATTGCGTATCAATAGCAACTCTACTCCTCGTCTAACCGAGGATAGTCGATACACACTTTCTTTAGAGTAAATTTTTCCACGTGTTGCCTTTTATAATATTTCTAATTGTAGTAGTAGAAACTTGAGGGTAGGCTTTATATAATTCTGATGTCGTGGAACCATCTTTATACATTTGTCTAATTGCTAAGACATCTATTTCAGTCAATTTTGCTCTACCATTAGCCGAGCCTTGATTTTTAAATGAACTATGCTTTTTACGATTTATTTCTGTAAATACCTCTGGCATAACTAATTTATATCTATTACCATAATATATATTCCAAAAACTCCAATCACTATCGCAAGCCCAAGTATAATCTTTATATACTTCTCTCCAATATTCTCCATTTGCATAACGTTGACGAATATTTATTATATCATCATACTCTAATTTACCAGAGGTAAATTGGCATGAAAATTCTCGATTATATGGATATTCTTCTGTTAGTGTAATAAGATTTTTATACGTTTGATGATGATATAATTTATAGAACTGTTCATAACTTAATTTATCTGAAAATTCACTATATAAAATATATATAGGTTGATTTCGATTATCTAAGACATATTGAGCTTCTTCTTGAGTAAGATGTGCATTACCATTATCTGCACCATACTTATGTATATCTGTATGTTCTGATCCACCCAATGCTACATTATATCCATTTGGAATACGAGATTTTTTTTCTTCAATAGTTTTCCGTTCTAATTCATCAATTTGCTCAATTGGAATATTTCGATATAATATTTCAAATTTAAAATTATTTATACCATATTTTTTTATGGCTTTTGCAATAACCATATCTGGTGAATTACAGCATTTATGATTGCTCCATCGCTTAGTGATATTATTAGTTTGTCCAATATAAATTTTATTATTTATTAAATTAGTTATTTGATATATATACATATTAGCTCCTCCTCCTCCTCCTCCTCCTCCTAATAAGTCATTCTTTATTACCCTCATAATAAAGTAGGATTTACTAATATTTACTCTAAAGATTTGGCGCGGGATTACCATATCAAATTTTGACTTAGGCTTCCCCGCCGCTATATAGGTATTATTTACTTACTCTTTCGATGCCTATATAACGCTACTGATAAGTAGTTAGGAATTTATGAGCCTAACATTTCGTCAACTCACATCTTCGCAGTCATGAAGTTCAAATTGAGTACATATAGTACTATCTGGTGCCCTCATTAAAGCGGTAGAATTAGTAAATGGTTCATCTACAAAAATTACTCCACCAGCGTGGATGCCTGATCCACAAATAATACCCTCAATCTCATGAGATACCTTCCATAATTCAGGGTTATTATTCATTTCAATAATAAATTGTTTTATTGGTTCATTTTCTTCATCACCATAATAGCACTGGTCTAATGTTCTTAATAATCCACGATCTGATGGTATAAGACTTGCAATATATTGTGCAATATCAACATCTATTCCAATGCCTCGGGCAGCAGTTAATATTGCACTTTTACTTTTTTCTGTTCTAAAAGTAGCGACATTCGCTACCATATCTTCTCCATAGAATTTTCTAAAAGCATTTAATATATCTGCACGACGTCCACCCTCAATATCGAAATCAACATCAAGAACTGATACACGTTCTGGATTCAAAACACGTTATCCATCATCACTGATGGCGCTGACTATCTCTTACTCTCATAAGATATTTCATAATCATAATATTTTTTATTTTTTAGATAATTATTAGTAAGATACTCTCTTACACATCTTACATTAGTACTTCTTACTTTTTTATTATCTATTAACCATTGGGCCGCTTGCGTTGTAGTATCAAATCTTAACTCTTCTTCATTTTTATAAAGATATATAGGTTTTGAGTTTTGATCTGCTTTAGTGAACCTTTTAATTCCATTAGAATTTAAAATATTATCTATAGTATTATGATCGCATCCAATTTCTTTTGCGACAGCTCTTGCAGATTTTAATCTAAAATATTTTTCAATTATATCATCTATATCCCAGTCATATAATTGAACTAATTTTCCGCCTATAGTTGAATTATATCCATCAAAATAGCTATTATAATATTTTATCCAATATTTTTCTCTTTCGTCTAATAAATCATTAGAAACTTGTTCTATTTCTTCACATTTAAAATTTTCTATACCATATTTATTAAATGCTTTATATAAAACTATCTAAGAGAAGTAATCTTTATTAGAATTATTCTTATGTTGATTAAAACGTTTTTCAATAGTTTTTACTGTTTGCCCAATATAAATTTTACCATTTAAAATATTAGTGATTTTATAAATATATCCCATATTATTCACCTCTTTGAATATTATGAGAGCCTCCGCGCTTCGAATAGTGCTAATCTCTATTCTACTTCCCTAAGGAATAGTCGATACACGTTTTACATATCATTGGCTCTCCAATAATAAGTAACTTCGCACGGTATTAACTCTAAAAAATGAGTCTTCACCGTTAGCAGAATTAAATTCCACACCGCTTTTGCTTGCGTTCACGGAGTTTTTTGTATCTATGTCGCCATAGATAGGAGGCCTTTAAACCCTTTGGGTTAACCTCCATCTGAAAGTTTTAGTCGATTCTCTTAATGGGTTAATTTGTGTTATACCTAATACATAAAGTAGAATAAATCCTACGCCAGAGCCACGTCCAGCACCTACAAGACTTCCAGCATCCCAGCAAATATCAATAATTTTTTGAAGATTTAAATAATATGCACTCCATCGCGCTTTGTTTACGCATGAAGATTCCCATGTATCTTTTAAACATGCATTAATTTCATCATATGCTTCTTCGTTTCTTAAATCATTATGGTTATTAATACCATCAATAATCGCCCAAACTAATTCATTATCCGCTTTAAACTCAGATTTTTCAAAAGTCTCTAACATTGGAATATTCTTTTTAAAAAAATTTAATTCCATAATATTATGATCAAACTGTTTCCATTTAAGAGAAGGAATCTTTAATGGTTTAAGTAAACTAAAATTTTCTATATTATTTTGAATATTAATAATATTTTGATATGCATATTGAAGTTCATCTTCCGTTAAATATTTAAAATATGACTCTAATTCTTCATTACTCATCATATATGTTGTTGCATAAAAATCGTCAACTTCACGTTCGCCATTTTGAGCGTTAAGATAAGCTTTATGGATAAGTCTATCTTCTTTTTTTATATAATGACTATCAGTTGTAATAATATAAGGAATATTGAATTGCTTACTATATTCAATTAATTTTTTATTTACATAAATTTGATCTTTATTATTGGATGGCTGAAGTTCAAAATAAAAGTTATTTTGTCCAAATAATTGATTCATTGATACTATCCATTTTTCAATTTTTGGATATAAATCATTATTATTACGCGCCTTTAAAATTTGAGTTGGAAGTGCGCCACCAAGACAAGCAGTTGATCCAATAATATGACCAGGATCTTTCCCAATAATTTCAAATAAATCATTATAATATGTTGGAACTCTTCTCATTCCTCGAGCAATATAACTACGTAACCAAGCACGAGTTGATATTTCCATAATTTGACGTGCGCCAATTAAATCCTTTGCAAGAAGAATAAAATGAAAATATTTATCTACATCTTTATTATAATTGGATGCATTTAATCCATTTCTGCAAAGATATATTTCATTTCCTCTAATAACTTTAAGATTTGGATGACTTTTCGACTCTTTTTCGATCTTCACCCAACTACTGATAGATTCATGATCTGTAAAACCAATTACAGAATATCCAATATCTTCTGCATAAGATATGGCTTTATTTATTTTTATAATACAGTCACGTAATCTTAAATTACTATATTCAGTATGTCCATGCAAGTTCCCTGGATATTTCAGTTTCTCCATTCAAACACACTACTCCTTTATTTTTATATAAATATTATATCATAAATTTAAAAAATAGTCAAATTAAAAACTAAATAGACTATCTTCTATCTCATAATTATCAATAAAAATCTGCGGAGTTTCTTCTCCACGATATTTATTAATATTAGCCTTACCAACAAAAGATAACTTTATATCTTTATAATTTTTAAGTTCTGTAATCATATCATTAGCTTTAAATTTAATATAACATACTCCATTTTTTTCAATTTTAATTGTATCTTTATTTTGCCCAATTATTTGTATATCTTCTTTTGTAATATATAAATTATCTATATAGATTAGTGGCTCACTGCAATTTTGTCCCCAAACGCTAGGGTATTTACATATATCAAAAATTAATTTAATAATATCATTATCATATCCATTTCTAATAAAGTTAACTTTATATATTCCTTCATTAAAATCTATATCTTTCAGTACTTCATTTGCATATTCATGAAAACTTGATAATTTATTATTATCAATACTAAATCCAGCGCTATTAGGATGCCCTTGTACAAAATTAAAAAATCCACTTTCATTTAAAAATAATTTTAGGTCTGTTAATTCGCAATCTGGGACATTACGAATACTCCCCTTATTTATTCCTTCAGAATTTAATCTTCCAATTAATGTTGGGTGTTTAAATTTTGCAGAAGTGCGCATAGCGCATAAACCTGTAATTTCTGGAGGATAATTATCTTCATCATCTAATCTTATAAATAATATCTTATTTGAAAGTAAATCATTTTTATATATTTTTTGTTCAATAGCCTCAGCCATTTGGTCAGTTATACGTGTTTGTTTTGCTTTCGCATTTGTACACTCTCTTAATGATTCAATTGCCGCTTCTTCTTCTGTTCCAGCGGCTCCTCTTTTATTACAAGGAATAAGTCTAGTCCCATCAGTTAATCCTATAAAAAGTCTTTCCTTTTCAGACATTGTACCAACTCTAATCAAAGCATTCATCATTGGAACAATATAAAAGGCTACAGATATTGGATTTACTTCTCCACCCATAGAATAGGATTGTTTATCTATCGCACATTTAAAGAAATAATTCTTAATTGAATTAAAACCTTTTATCATTATATATCTATTTTCCAAATCTAAAATAGATCCCATATCGCCACAAATACCAAGAGCCGCGAGATCAATTAATTCTTCCCAATAATTATTCCCATGTTTAATTCCATGCGCTCTACAGAATTGCCAAGTTACTCCTGCTCCAGTTAAGTCCTTATTAGGATAATACGGGGATAATTGATTATTAATTATTATAGCATTGTCACTTATTAATTGATCTTTATCTATTTCATGATGATCAAGAATAAGGCATTTACTTCCAATTTCTTTCAATTTTTCGTGAAATTCATAGTCATTAGATGATGAATCAGGTAGACAAATTAAATCATATAATATATCGTTATTAATTATATTATCTATATGGTCTTGAAGTCCGTGCTCTTTATGTTCATGAAGCGCATAATCAATATATTGATCTGGTTTATATTTTTTAATATAATTATAAAATATAGCTGATGACGTAAATCCATCTACATCAGCATCTATCACAAGAAAAATTTTTGAATTATCTTTATTTAATATCTCGTCAAGAAGTTCAATTCCTTCATCAATATTTTTTAATAATTTAAAATCATTAAGCAAATAATCTTTTGGATTTAAATATGCATTAATATTTTCTACTCCGCGAGCATTTAATAAATTAAAAAGATAATTATCTTTAAAATTTTCATTAATTAATTCTACTTTCATTTAACTCTTACCCTCTTTTCAAGCAATTTTTTAAAGACCTCCTCTCCTTTATCAAATGGAGAATCTTTAAGATTTAATAAGTTATCTCTATCGTATATAAAACTAAAATTGCAGTAATTGTTATATGTTTTACATATTTTATATAACTTATTAAAATATATATCTTGATGAGGTAATTCTTCTTTATCAAAACATATAACTACTTCCTTTGGAAAGCAATTTTTTATTAATATATTTACCGCAAATTTATTTAACTTTGATCCGCATACTGCAACTGTACAATTTGGAATATTAAAGTTTTCAGAAAGAAGTACGGATTTTTCTCCTTCGGCAATAAAAGCTATACCTGTTTTTTTAATATTTTCTTTATTAATATTCAGTCCATATAAATTTAGACTTAATGGATGAGAATACCATTCATTTTCAATCTGTACTGGCATATATTTCCCTAAATTTTCAATTTCCCAATCATTTAGTGCGCGTCCTCTTATTCCAATTAAATTTCCTTCTATATCATAATGTGGTATAATAATTTTATTTTCTGAAGTTGAAAATTTTATATTAAATTTATCCATAGAGTTTTTAGTAATACCATCTTGTAACCACTCTATTGGATAGTATTTAGTAAAAATATTTAATACGCCAGAGGGGTATACTTTTAATGGCTGTATATTTTTTTGGTTCTTATAATTATCTGCAATTGAACGATATTTTGTATTTTTATTATGATGAATATCTATATTAGAACATCCGAGAACTAACTGCAATATATCTTCATACCAATTATATTCAATATCTCTTACTTCGTAGTAATGCCTTAGAAAAGTGAAAATAGTTTGACTGCCATCTTCAGAATAACAATGAAAAATATGAGAATTCTTATAATAATATAATTTATAATTTGCCTCTTCACTATCTGCATGATGACAAATAGTTTTGCATAGAAAATAATCTCCTTTATCTACTGGCTCGGCGCCAAGCCGAACTAGTAAATCAAAAACAAACTCTTCTTTTAAATTTTCATTTATTTCTTGATAATCTATCATTTAATATTTTCCAATTCTTTTATTATTTCATTATAATCTGTACTTTCCCAATCAATTTCATAATTAAAGCGTTTTTCATAATAATCAACTATTTCCATTCTAATATCTGTCATAAATAAATCTACTTTTCTTAGATTGCCATAATCAAAATAACTCCAAATCCGCATTTGTGTCCATTCTCCACTACGAACTTTATATATATCAGTAACAATATTTGGAATTTCTTTCCCAGATTTAGTAAAGAAGTCTAATTCTTCTTTAGTAGGACGGGACATAACTACACCTATATCTGCTTTATTTACAATCGCGCGAGATCCAGCAATTACTGATTCATTTTTTATGCCAGAAGAATTATCTGAATTTGAATTTACTTGAGTAGAAGTCATAATAAATATATTCAATTCTACGGCTAATTCTTTTAAAGCTGTAGACATTAATAAAAGAATTTCATCATTTCTTAATGCGCTTCCCTTAAACTCAGAAAGTAAACTCGCAGATACAAAAATATAATCATAAAATACATATTCAATTTCATGAAGTAAAACTTGTTCTCTTATTATATTTTTTATAAGCCCTATATTTGGATTAGGCATTTGTACTATATAAAAGTTATCTTGATATTTTTCCATTAGCCATAATGCCTGATTAATGACTTGTTCTTCTTTTTTAGTAAAACCGCCATATCTAAATTTAGATTCATTAAAACCTGTAAGATAAGCTAATATCATTTTTTGAATTTCTGGAATAGTTTGTTCTGTTGCTATGTATAGAACCTTACGACAGCTTCCATGTTGAACCCATACATTTTTTGATGGCTCAAATCTAAATGGATAAGCAATATAACAGGCATCTCCTACGGCAGATCTAGACTTGCCAGAACCGCTGGAGGCACTTCTTACCACAAAGCACCCAAGTCTCGCTCCAGATATTACTTCATTAAAAACAAATATTGGACAATCTATAAACGCTTGGACTGACACAGTTAACATATTAGATTATGACAACATATTTGAAGAAATATCAAAAAGATTATCTATAGTTCCTACAGTAGAACATAAGTGTCATAATTGTGGAGGAACATTAGAAATGAAAGCAAATGAACACATATTTAAGTGCCCTTATTGTAAATCAGTGTATGCTGTTGGAACAGCTCAAATAAATGCGAGGTATTGAATAGATGTCTTGGACAAAAAATTGTGTTAGCTGTGAGCATAATAATATATGTAATCATATTCCTAGAACGAATAAAGGTTGGGGAAGTAGTGGTAATCTTATTTGTGGTGACTGGGATGGTTGGATACCTGTTGATGAAGAAATGCCTCTAATCTATACAATGACTACAGAAGAAGAATTATCAACACCGGATAGTGAATTAGAATTTGATTATCTAATTGTGGATGACAGAGGCAATTATTATGTTGGGTTTCCAAGAAATGATATAAAAGATATTCATCATTGTTGGGATAATGCAAACATGGGTTGGGTAAGAAATAGCCTTAATGGCACAATAGATGAAACACAAGCCAATATTGTAGCTTGGAAAGTTTTTCATAAATACAAAGGAGAATAAATGTTTAGTAATATCGTATTGTTTATATTTTTAATTGATATTTTAATAACAGCCATTTTATATGTATTAATTAGATTTACTAAATCTTTAAAGTTGTTAGATAAACTTATAAGCATATTCATAGTCACATTTGGTTTATTAGTTCTTTGTGCAGTTACATTATTAATATGTGCTATTATATCTATTGGACAACTAATATTTGTGTGAGGTATTAAATATGAAAACTAACTGTAAAAATTGTGGTGCACCAATGGATCAAATGCTTGCAAAATGTCCTTATTGTGGCACTCGTTATCTTGATCTAGCTATTGATGCCGATAAACCATTTTATGTTAGAGTGAAGAAAAATGATAGAATATATGAAGCAAAAGTTATGATGAGAACTCTTGATATGCTGACTCAAGAAAACCCTATTCAAGTTTCAGCAGGAATGAATAACTTTTATTACGCTGGTACTCCCTCTGTATACATCAATACAGAACTAGAAGTAATAAAAGATCAAGAAGCACTTGTCAGAGCATATACTAAAGATTTTAAAGGATAATAGTTTTATTAAAGTAGTTAACATATTATAATCATAATATAAATTAAAAGGAGGAACAAAATGAAACTTAATAGAATTATAAATAGTTTACTTGAGACAGATCTTTATAAGTTTTCGATGGGCCAGGCAATTTATCATCAGTTCCCAGACTATATGACGACTTGGGACTTTAAGTGTAGAAATAAGGATGTAGTATTTACATCTGAGATGGTTGAAGAGATTAAGGAACAGATTAGAGTATATTGTGAACTTACATTTGAGGAAGACGAACTTGCTTATCTTGATACTATTACATGGTTTAAGGGAAGTTATATTGATTTTCTTAGACTTTGGCATCCTAGATATGAGGACTTTGAAATTACTAATGAAGGTCCTTCAGGACTTTCTATCATCACAAAAGGTAGTTGGTTAAATACTTCGATGTATGAAATTCCAACACTTGCTATTGTAAATGAAGTTTATTTTAGAATGAATTATTATGATTATAATAGTCTTATGTTGTCTTTTGAGGAAAGGCTAGATGAGAAGTTTGATAACATTAAGTATGGTAAGTGGTATGCAGGAAGCTTTTCAGAGTTTGGTCTTCGTCGTAGACTTTCAGCAGAAGCTCAGGAACTTTGTGTAGAAAAGTTTTCACATCTAAATGACACACAGCATTGTGCTTCAAGGTTTGTTGGAACATCAAATGTTTATCTTGCAAAGAAGTATGGTGTTAAAGCTGTTGGTA